TCTCAGCCAGGACAATAGCGGAGAGAATAACATCTACAAAGATATAAGCGGTATGAGCGCTGCTCAGATCGATCAGATAGTAAAGATGTTAAGCTACGCTCAGAAAGGCGCAGCGAGAAAATTATGGGGAGATTGGATAATGTAACCGCATTTATAATGCGAAACTCAAGAGCGCTCCGGCGCTCTTTTTTTTTAGTAGCGCAGCGCTGCTTGATCTTCTCTTGCTGTTTCCTCCGGATCCTCAGAGTAATCATCCAGCCAATGACCATAAGTCTTGGTTGTGATTGTTGTATCCGAGTGACCCAGCTGGTTAGATACTTTCCAGATACCATCCTTTGTACCGCCTTTTAAAGCCAACTGAGCGGATGCAAAGTAATGACGTAGTTCATGCCATGTAATACGCGGAACACCGGCTGCTGCGGCTGCTCTGGTTATCTTCTTGATGAACATCGAGGGATTTACTGATAGACCTCGCGTATCCATCCAAATTAAATCTTCTTTTGGTGGTTTTCCCTGGCGCATATATTCTTCTTGCAGCGCCTTAACGACGACCGGTGGAAACCGCAATCGCCTATTTGATTTCTCTGTTTTTGTTTCCGCAACATTTCTATATCTATCGATACCTTTGTTGACCTCGATAACGCGAACATCAAAATTTACATCGTTCCAGGTTAGTGCTCTTTGCTCACCCTGGCGCATTCCGGTTTGTGCTGCAACGAAAGCTGCTAGCCTCCAATTACATCTTTTGTATCCGCCCAGCTGATTAGTGTTGCCGGTTGGTAAGTGCTCCAGGATCCCCTCGATAGTCGAGCGCTGGACCCGATCGATCTTTGCTTTCCTGGTGGATTTTTTTCCGCCGCTCTTTGGTCGAGTTTCACGAAAAATATTTTGCTTTGAGAAACCAGCGCTAACACAGAACGATCCGAAATCCGTGTAGCTTGCCCAATAGTTTTTTACAGTTTTCAGTACGCGACCTTTGATCGTTTCCGGATCAATAATTCTGAATACTATTGTGGGATCATCAAAGAAATTTTTTGCTGACATTTCACGAACCGGAGTACCCTCAATTTTAATGTCGAGGAGGAAGTTAATATCACGCATTGAGTTCTCAAAACTATGCTCTCGGATCACACCATGTTCGATATCCATTCTTCTCGTTTTCGTGTAGCAACATTTCTTATTAGTCGGCTCACATTCACCGCAATTAAAAACTGTTCCCATCCTAACTTCAGCGCGCCCTTTTGAATGCAATAAAATATTTTCTGCTATCTTCTCTGCGTACTTTAGAGCCTCCTCTTTTGTGGGAAAAGATTTAGGCAACATGCCATGCTTTCGACCATCAACATAATGAGGACTTCTTTTGCGACTAGGATAATATCTAACCAGGTTAATTGTTTCTTCTTTTGTAAGCATTGACCCCTCCTAGAAATAAATAGAGGGATCTGCATCAACAGCCTGGTTTAATCCTTGCCGGATCAAATGCAGCTGGTCAGCTGATAAAACAATTTTCTGATTCTGTTTGGTATGAACGACCCAATTTGTTTCCGTATCTGTTAGATCGTGTAGCTGCTGTAACTGCTCTGACTTCTCAATAACTTTTTCCATTTAGACCTCCACATCTGTTAAGGAACATTGTTAATATTTTCAATGATAATGGAGAATAGAATCAAGATTGTCAAACATCTTTGTGCTTAAATCTGTGCTTGAAATCCAATAAAATTGGTTAAGTTATTGTAATATAAAGGGAAATTTTGGTGCGGGTGATAGGACTTGAAACCCCATGCTAGGTGTTATTTGCCGTTATTTGCCGTTATTTAATGTTAGTTTACGTTATTAAAATTGATTCTTAATAACATATAATAACATCTACTAACGTCTATTTTGTGCTCAATTTGTGCTTACTAAAGCATATCAAGAGCGGTATCTTTTACATGCTCATTTCGCCTGGTCCAGCCTCGACCATAGACACCGAATGTTGATAGACCCTCCAGGAAATTTTGCCTGGTGGTGTGCATCTGATCGATGATTTCTTTCGCATCTTTTTTCTCGACAGCTGCTAACGTCAGCTTCCCGATTGCGCCATCTCTTGTAACTGACACAATTCCTTGCAGAGCCTTCGCTGCCCTGGACACTCCGGAATTTACGCAGTAATCAAACGTCGTCCAATCGACTCCAGCTGGCAAATCGTCACCTTTTATTTTATCCCAATACAACTCTTTATAGACCGGATAAACTTCCTCCTTTTTGAGCGCTTTCATTATCTCTCTTGTGGCTGGTTGACCGGTAAACTCAGCGAATACTTTTGCCGTGACTCCCCAATTTGTTGAGCCTGGATTTCCGTATCCATCAGAGGAATTTCCACTATCCCGATTGTCCTCTTGATAGCCTCCCTCGTTCTCCAATAACATGACCATACATTGTTCAAAATTCTCTTTCATTTTTTCTTCCTCATATTGATAAATTTAGCAGCTGATCTGGTAGCAAAACTCGCGCTAACAATTACCCCGATTGTCAGCTGATACCACTCCGGCATTTCACTCAAAGCCTGGAACCCAGCAGCTGCCACACCTCTACCCCACTCACCACAAAATGAGAGGATCAAAGGTATAGAAAAGATGATTACTAAATACTCGTCTTTCCAGGAAGATTGGCTGGCACGCATAGCCTGGAGATCCCAATCGATCTCGCCGGTAGCCTCTTTCATTTTAATCTGCGCGTTAGCTTTTTGAACAGCTGTCTTTCCCTCGATCCAGCTAGATGCTAGACCGGATACAGCGGTAACGATACTGCCTATCATTCGTCCTTACCTTTTGATTCTTTGTTAAGAAAAACCGCTAGCGATCCTGTCATTGCTCCGGTGACAACTGATATTAAGCTAGCTTGTTGTGTTGTTAGATCCGGCTGACTCAATGCCCACTCTATGCAGCGAATATAAACACCGGTCATAATAACCATCATTATCCTGGGAATAATTTTCCAGCGATCCAAGTTCTCCGGATTCATTTAGTTTTTTTCTTCCGGACAGTTTTCGTAACTGCTGACTTTGATTGCTTTGGTCGACCCCTCTTGGTTGAGGTAGATGCAATAGTATTCGTTAAGACTTCTACCGGCTGCGGTCTTACGAACGCGTTTAACCAGGCTAAAATTCTGTGTATCATTTTTAATCTCCGATTTAATTTGCAATGGTAAGATAGATGACCCCAGCCACACACAAAGCACCAGCGCCGCCAACAACCCATAAAAGTATTTTGAGATCATTCATTAATTCCCTACGACGTTTTGCTTTGGCAGCTAATCGTTTTTGTTCTGCTTCGTTATAGTCTTTGATCCGTTTCTTTCTTTCGTCTTGGATGCCCTTGAACGTGCCATGTCCGAACCTCTGGTCTATAAGTACGGAGATGTTATAAAGCTCTTCCTCTGCAAGCCTTGCACTTATCGTATCTGATGCGATTGACTTGATACTGAATTGACCTGGCGCAGCCTTATGCTTCTTGGCTCTATCTATTCTCGCCTTGCCATCTAGCAGCTGGTCAATACTTGATGCTAATTCCGAAACATCACGGCAACTATTGACTGTACTTTTTATTGCATCGACAGCACTTTTGAAAGCTGCTGCTGCTGCAATAGCTTCCCCAACCCCAAAAACCATAACGGTTCCCCCCAGGTAATTTAATTAATTTGAAATAAGATCCCAACAAGCATGGTAATTACTGCACCCATTCCAGCAATCAACACCATCTCTAGTCGTTTTAATCTGTAGAATATTTCCTTGAACTGTATATGATTTTCAGTTTCAAGTTTTGTAACTCTTCCGTCTAATGCTTTGGTCATAGCTTATTAGCTGCATCTCTTTGAACTCTGGTCTTGTAATCACTCCTTGCTACCACCAACTTTACAAAGTCAGCTTGGTTGCTTGGGATTGAGTCAGTAAAAGAACTGTCGTTCATTAACTTAATTGTCCACTCTCGTTGCATCCTCTTCCAACAGTTGTTTATTTTACCTGTCATTGCTTCTTGAACCCATGTATTAATATCCAACAAATCATTCTTTAGAATAGTCTGTTGAGTATCATCTACTTCTATTGTTAGTGTAATTTTTGCCATTATTATCTCCTTTAAGATATGTTATTTCGCATTGGCATATTAACAGACTAGATAGCCTGTAAAATAAGTTGACATTTGGCTAGAATCTCCTGCTATATCTCCTGTTGTAGACCCCATATTATTATATATTTTTAAAATAGCTGTATCGTTTGCATCCATATCTGCTAAAGCTGAACCTGTTAGTGTAGTGTTGTCTGCCGTTTTGTCACCTATAGCAAAATCAAAATATACTTCATAGTCTATATTTGATGTGTCTAATATAGCAGCCATGTAAGAAAAACCTGATGCACTTTCCCCTCCTATATCACTAAAATTTACAGCCCAAGTAAACTGATATTTGCCAGTTACAGGTGCTGTAAACGTATAGTTTGACGTATTAAAATCTCCATTTTGGTCAAATCTTTCCGTGTCAATTATTATAGTAGTTGAACCTGTACTTATATTGGTGTGAGTTGTGCCACACTCTGCACTAAAAGCTGATTGCAATGGCTTAGTAATGTGACCACTAGCATCCATAATCATGTGTGATGTAGTACCTAACGCAGAGCCTAGACCTATTGTTAAGCTATCAGAACTATCGTCTAGTCCTATGTGAAAGTCTTGAGCATTGCCATCAAACAATATCTTACTGTCTGATGCAGCACCCTCGCCCATCTCTATGTTTCTTACTTTTAATGTTGAGGTCATTATTTACTCTCCAATGCTACTATTCTCGCTTCTAATTCTTGTATGGTTTTAACGAGTAATGGTACAAGTTTACTGTGGTCTATGGACTGCATATAAGCATCACCTACTTTTGCATCTTTTGGATATGTACCCTCGTCTATGCCCTTTTGAGTCACAACCTCGTCTTTTGTACCCTTTGTTGCTTGTGGCACAACAGCATTTACTTCATGTGCAAGAAAGCCATCAGTATCTGCTTCAGACTTACTATCAACTTTCCAACTAAATCTCACAGGCTTTAACTGTTTTAGTCTTGTTGTTGCATCCCATGATGTCGTTACATTTTCTTTGAGTCTGTAGTCAGAAGAAGTATTAAAGTCCACACTACTAGAGTTAGCATCTATCCCACCAACAGCAGTATTACCCTGTCGTATAGATACAATTTCTCCAGCAGTTTGATTTCTGTTTAAGTACATTAAAACTTTTGCAGCACCTTGTAGTATAAACTCTCCATCTCCTTCAATAACACATTTTTCATCACTATTTGTGCTACTAATAGATGCTGATGCAGACCCTCCAAAAATAGTATTTCCACCACTATCAATGCTCATGCGTTGTGCATCATTGGTCATAAACTTTAAAGCATGATTTGTCTGCATACCAACAGTCGCATTGTCATCTCCCATGAATATGTCAAAGTTTACAGAATTAGGTGTATCTGTAAATCTTGCTCTAGGATTGTCACCAGACACATGAAATGTTGCTGTAGGAGATGCTGTGCCAATCCCCACATTACCACTTGCATCAACTCTCATTCGTTCTGTGTTAGCAGTCTTTACCTTAACTACATCATTAGTAGATAAATCTAATCCGCTATCTTGGTCACCACTTTGATTGACTACTGTATCAACTTCTATTTTGCTAACCATGTCTTACTCCTAACTCGGTTTTGTTGGGAAAGTTACTGAGGACATATCAAGCAACATTGCAGGTCCAGTATTTATAACTTTAGGTTTTGCCGTTTTTGTCAAATCTCTCAATGATTGTCTGTATGTTTTCCAATCAGCTTGTTTGCTATCAGAAAAAGGACTATCTGGCATAACTGTCCAATCACTATCTTCTAACATTTTATTTCTTGTTTCTCTAAGCTTTTGCATCTCTGTTGTCATATTATTTATCCTATTAAAAATCCCTCAAAGCATGGGTCATAAGCATCAGTTGCATCAGCGTAAGCAAACTCACTTCCTATGATAACTCTAACATTGTCACTAGCAGATAATTGAATAAGGGAGGTCATGCTTAAACTTATATAAAAGTTACCCCCTGCTTGTTCATGTAATTCCCTTGTTCCTGGGACTATGTTTGCATTAGCCGTTCCGTTCTTATAAAAGTCAGCATATACAGTATCACCCGCATTATTTTTTCCCCCAGTATCATTTGTTGCACCTAACATTCTAAACATAAATTGATAAATACCTGCTACTGGAGCAGTAAATAGTCCGTCTGAGGTATTGTAATTTCCACCTATATCAAAGTCCTCATTGTTAAATACTAAAGTTCCTTGAGTACCTGTAGAATTACTTGATGGACCATCTAATCTTGCTCTAAACGCTGGTCTAGCTGGAGTTAATACTCTACCACTACTATCTATAGTCATTCCAGTAGTGTTATTGGTATGCGATATTGTTTCTACTTGTAGCTTACTCATACTATCACCCATATCCCAGATACAGTTACAGTAGCACTAGCTCCAATCGTAATTGGTCCAGCATTTACGGCTGTATTCGTTGCATCTATTGTTAGTGAAGTAGCTACTGTGTTTTCTACTTGCCTTATAACTGGCTCATACGAAGTAGCAGTTGCATCTTTCCCTATTGAATGTTGGCTCATGCTGTTATCTCCATAATAGACATTGTGACGGAGAGCTTGTCAGCTACAGAGCAATCAATCTGTATCTTATCTGTAGTCTCCAAAACAATCTTTGCTCCCATTAGGACACTTGTGCTTTGACCAACTGCGATGGGAATATCATTAGCTAAGAATGTCGTTGTGTTGGTAGCTGTTCGACCACCTCCACTTGTATCACTTACAAGTTTAACGTCAGCAGTTACTTGTGCCGTGTGTACGTTACACAATACCAGACCTAATACGATTGTCGTCGTACTCCCTGGTGTAGTGTAGAGATCCTCTGGTGTACCAGCTGATGCCGGCATGACATCATGCGATACGACCTTGAAAGTATTTGCCATATTTTATCCTCCTAATGCAATGGACATAGCTATTGGATCGTCGAGCGTACAAGCAATCGTTACTGTATCTGTTGATCCACCGGTTGTTGTAATGTTGGTTCCAGCTGCTATCGTAACTGTGTTACCAT